TTTATCTATATCTTCATAATCAGGCATTTTGTGAAACTTATTTTTTACATCGTATTCGTATGTTTGACAGCCTGTAGTTGCTGCAAGAATTAAACATACCCAATAGATTACACCTAGTGTAATAAAAAATTTAGTTACCCATTTAAATGTTTTTTCTTTCATTTCTTTTTCCTCTTTTTAAATATATCATGTAACCAAGGGAATGTTGGTTCACCATAATCTTGCTTTACTTCAAATCCGTTATAACATTTATTAGGCTCATTAGAAAAGTTCTTTTGATTCCAAGCTCCCGATTCAACATTAACAGTTTTGTTATGATGTTTTACAGCATCATGTTCACTTAAATCAACTTCGATTCTTTCGCCTTTCATGCCACGAAATACTACTTTCTTTTTATTAGTGTTTGTCATATCCGTACATTGACCATTTCGGTTTAGTAATTTTTAAAAATACGATGGGTTTAAAAAAAGAATCAAACACATCTTTCTTATCTGATAATTTATCACATTGCTTTACTTTATTTACTATGGTATCTATGTCTTTATGCAACCATTCACCATAGAACTTGACACAATCTATAACATTATCCCATTTTCTATTATAATTATCGCTTAACAAAACATTCTATCCATATTATCATTATAGTAACAACTGTGATACTAAATTCAAATGCATGTTCTTCTAACCAGTTCCATATTTTTTTCATTCTTCTATTTCTCTTTTATGTCGTTTTTTGATTTCTTCTCTGCGTTTATCTCTATGAACTTGAGTCCTTGAACCCATAAGTCCTTTAGAATTTTTTCTTACGCTATATTTTGAAATCTTTTTCACTTAAAATAATCTTGCCGTTGTGCTTTTAACAATGTTACGATTAATTGCTTCTGCTTGTAATTTTTCTTTCAAAGGGCCTTTCTTTACAAGTTTAGCAACATCTTCTGGCTCTAGTTCTAGTTCCTTACAAATCTCAACGATTGCTTCAGTGTAAGTCATAGAATCATGTTCTACCAGAAAGTTTGCTTTTTCACTTAATGTCTTCGGCGTTAATACTGGCTCTACTATCTGTACAGGGCTACTACTTTTTGCCATTGTTTTTCTCCAAGAAAGTTTTACGAGCTTTTGCACCCTTCTTAAATCTTCTAACTGTACTTGGATGTGCGTACTCATAAGTTGCAATCTCATTTGTTAGAGTAGTAATCTCCTCTACTGATTTTGCTTCTTTAACACGCTCGATAATACCTTTTGGTTTTTCTATTACTTTTTCTTCTGCCACTCTATTCTCCTTATATTTTTAGAACTTCAATGTTTGCATTTTTATATCTGTCGTGACCTTCTTTTATAGTACTAACAGATTTTAATTTTAAATCTTCTTCTTTTGTAACAACGGTGTAAGAACCGTAAGTATACATATAATCTTTTAGTTGTTCTAAAGTCCAACCATCATTTAACAAAGCTTTCTTTACAATCGAAAGAGGATACTGATGTTCGTTAATGTATGCAGACTTACCATTTACTCTAGCATAACAAGCTTGTTTATGTGTCATACCTTCTTTTCTAAAATCATTGTAAACCTTGTATGCTTCTTTACTCCATCTTTTACAACCGTACCTAGAGGTTGGTGAACTTTGACCAATGTCTTTATCTTCAGATGTAATAATGTTTGATGCAATTCTCAATGTCTTATCAATCACACATTCTTTTGTTCGATATGGTGTATACTTAACATTAGCCATATCGTGTGTTAGTTCTAATAATTCATCTGTAGTTTTTTTCCAATTAGCCACTAAACTTCTCCATCATAAAAAATGCTACAATAATTCCTAAGAGACAAGTATTGAGCCATGCTAAAAATAACAATGTACTCATTCTCATATTATCAACTTGACCTATATGTGGTGTTCCCATAACTATCTCCTATTTCACATACACTATTGTGCAGTTTTCATTGACTCGACCATTCACTGCTGTCTTCTTTACTTTAGGACTCATTGCCTTTTCAATTTCTTTAGGGTCTTTGCCTACAAATGCATGAATCGCAGTTTTCCTTACTGTGAATTGATAACTCTTAGTTTCATCGAAGTCTTTTATACTTGTACCTTTGACAGAAAGGCCAGACCTACCAACTGCGTAATAGACTTGAAGTTTTCTTGTTTTCTGATTCCAAATAATCGTAACAACTGAGCCAGGAATCTTCATTGCTGATACTTTAGAATTTTCTTTGTCATAGTTCAACTTAGAAACTTGTTGAAGAGGTGGTTTAACTTTCTTAACTCTTACTACAGCTTTAGTATGTGCTTTCTTATACTTCTCAACATCATCTTTCATCTTCTCAAAGCTCTTGAGCCACTTGTTAAGTTCTCGTTTAGTAAGAAAAGAATATCCTTCAACAGCTTCTTCATCTTCACCCGATTGTGCAGATTTCAATTCATCAATATATGCATCTAACCAAGTAATAACAAACTGACAACCTTTTGCTGGAATGTTTGAACTACCTAGTAATGATGAAACATTTATTGGTTCTATTGTTTTTGTTTCAATCCAATCATCTAGTGCCCAATCAATTACAGCAATGACGTTCTCATATACTTTATTTTCAAGTCGTTTCATTGGTGGAATTGGTTTTTCTTTTGGCTTCTCTTCAATTTTTGATTCTAATTTTTTATGTGCTGAATGAATTCGAGAAGCTTCTAAAGCTTTTGCAATTTCTCTTTTCACATAATCGGCATGGTCTTTACTACCATGAACTGCCGGCATACCCATCGAAAGCATTCGACAAAGTTTTCCAGCTGTTGATAATGTAATTTCTTTTGGTAGATTACGAATAAGTTTAATATCTTCTTTTCCATAATCATTGTTAACCATCCATTCCATAGCAAAGTTTAACATATCGCCACGGTCTAGATAATACTCATAGAATCTCAATGCATCTAACATTCGATTCTGTAATTCAACTGCATCTAATTTATTAGCATCGTCCCACAGTGGTTCGGGGCCCGTATGCTTTTCATCATGTGCAATAACCATACCATTCTTTTTGAATTTGTCTTTTGACATATTACCTCTTTCTTATTTGTAAAATATATGTAAGCCAATCTTTACTGTGCGAGTAAGAGAGTCGGCCCAATAAGGTCGGACATAATCGGCGTGATAGTGATCCGCACCCATTGTATAATTAGTTTTAGGGTCTTCATAAGCTATTTTCATTGCTTCATTCCAACGTGGATGTTGGGAAGCTTTTTCAACGGCAGACATAATATCTTTTCCGTTCCAACAAGAAAATTGTTTTGGAGCTAAACATACCTCTGAAAAAGATTGATTCTTTTCAATAGCTCTATTATAAATTACTTCATAAACTGCTTCAAGAGAACCTTCGTAATATTCTCCACCAGCTTCCATAATTAGAGTGGCAGCAACGATTGTCTGATCATAATCTGCTTGAACAAAACAAACAAACCCAACGAGGATTCCCAATATTAAAATTATTATTCTCTTAATCATAGGTATATTATTCCAAATAGCTATGGCGATGTCAAGACTTATTTTCGAGGATCGGAGCCAAAATATACATACTTTCCGAAATATTCATCGAATTTATTGAGTAAATCTCCATAATCTCCGTTCATATATACTTCATTAAGTTCATTTTGAATAGGCTCATAATCCATATCTGTCCAAAGGCCATATTGTTTAGCCAGAGTAAGAAGCATTGTTATTGCATCTATTTTCTCTGGCATGTGTTTTAAATCTACTTTTACTTT